TGGATTAGAGGAAGATATAGTTGCATCTGTTAAAGCAGCAAGAGTTGATACTCCAGCAGTTTGCCAAGAGTTATCACCCCTTAAAAATGTGCTTGAAGAGGCTGTGCCTGTTGCAGATAACATTGCAATATCGACAGCATCAGCAGCAATGGTAAGGGCTGTAGCCCCTGTTACATCGCCTGTATGCGTAGCGTTGGCTAATCCTGTGGCTAACTTGTCAGCCGTTACTGCGTCATCAGCAAGTTGATCTGTTTGAACGGATCCAACACCAGGAACATTCATAGTGCCAACATCTACAATACCTACAATTTCTAATTTATCTGTAGCAACAAGAGCATCAGTTAATGTTACCGTTGTCGGGCTTCCAGCTATAGAATAAGCATCATCTTGCTGCTTTACACCATTAATGGTTATTATTAATGATTGCTCATTAGGAGCAGTCCAACTTAATACATGTGTTGCAGAAGTAGAACTAGTTATATCAAATCTTTGAATGTCGCTAGATTTTAGTTGTGTTTTACCCAAATAAGACATTACGTAATCTCTAATATTCCCATGACCACTTCGAGGTCGCTATTTGCACTGGCTGTCATATGAACGTCGCCAGTAGCTTCTAAATCTATTGGTTTATCTAAAACTAAGGTTGAATCTGCTGGAACTGGAATAGTTTTAGCTACATGATAATAAGTGTCTCCGGACGTTGCTCTAGCTTTTATACTTACATCAGCTGAATTAGTACCATCAATGTTACTAATATAACACGAGTGTATAATCGACTGCGTAGCAGCAGGCGCTGTATATACAGCAGCACCGCCAGTAGTTAATGCTGCACCTTGGTTTTTAAAAGTATTAGCCATATTATCCTCCTAGAGCGATGGCCATAGCTACAGCCGTTCCTGCGGGATCTCCTGCTGTGGGTGTTGCCCAACTTCCATCACCGCGCCAAAATGTAGAACTACTTGCGCTAGTTCCGCTATTTAAATTACCAACTGGTAAATTACCAGTTACGCCAGTTGTTAAAGGTAAACTAGTAGCATCTGTTAAGTCAAAAGCTGGCGTTGCATCCGAACTACCTAATGATACAGAAACACCACCATAAGATACTGAAGAATTTGCTAAGTCAGCGTTAGCTAATGTTCCCGTTATGCTACTGGCTCCCAAATCTATAGCTAATTCAGTACTTTCTATTACTATACCACCATTAGCTTTTAGATCTGTGCTAAATTCATTACCTACACTTAAATCTAAACCATCTCCAGCCGTATACGTTGTATTAGTATCAGGTGGAACTTGCCATGAACTTGAGTTATCACCATCTACTCTCAAAAACTTAGTTGTACCAGTTACGCCGGTAGATAATATAGCAGTTCCTTCATAATTGGTAGCATCAGCTAAGTCAAACGCCGGTGTTGCATCAGATGCTCCCAAAGCAACTGAAACGCCACCGTAACTAACAGAAGTATTAGTTAGGGCAACTGTAGGTTCTGGACCAGTACCGTTTGTAACTGTAATGCCAGTACCAGCTAATACAGCAGTTAAATCACCGGTAGTAGGAGTTGCCCAACTAGGTACTCCACTAGCCAATGTTAATACATCAGCATCTGTGCCTGCACCTAATCTAGTTAAAACACCAGAAGCATTTCTATAATATACATCACCCTCAGCATCAGAGCCTAATGTCATGGTAGCGCCGGCAATTACTGCACCTGTTGACCAAGTACCACTCGTAATTGAACCGGTTGTTACTAAACTAGAATCACCCGTATATGCTGTAGCATCTGATAAGTCAAATGCAGGGGTAGCATCTGATGCCCCTAAATCAACCGATACACCACCGTATGACACTGAATCATTTGCAAGTTTAGAGTTCGCTATAGAACCAGCTAATTGTGCATTAGTTATTGTACCTGTTAAGGATGATGTAGGATAATTAGTAGCGTCGGTTAAATCAAATGCCGGTGTAGTATCAGCACCACCAAGCGCTAATGAAACCCCACCGTAAGCAACTGTACTATTAGCTAGCGATGAATTAGGTACGTTAGATAAACCTAACTGTATAGTTCCAGAACCAGTTATTGGTGAACCACTATCTACGTCAATACCATCCGTACCAGATATAGCTACACTAGTTACGCTACCTATTCCAGGGTTATTATTTTCCCATTCACTAGCTGAAGTATTCCAAGTTAAAACTTGACCATCAGCTGGTGACATCGGATCTTTTACATTAGATAGATTCTCCAAGGGATAAGAAATACTACTAGTACCATCAAAACTTACACCATTTATGGTTCTAGCTGTTTCTAGAGCAGTTGCGGTTGAAGCGTTACCGGTTAAAGCACCCGTAAATGCTGTAGATGTTACCGCGGATAAACCAGTAAGGGTTGTGTCTAAATTAAGTGTTACTGTACCACTGGTTCCGCCACCAGTTAAGTTTGTTCCTGCTGTAACTCCGGTTATATCTCCTACAGCTAAAGTGTGCCAATCTAGTGTTCCACTAGCATCTGAAGTCATTAAGACCTGGCTACTCGCACCTACAGCATCTGGCATCGTTAGTGTATAAGATGTAGATACTGTGCCAGGAGCTTGAATAGCAGCAAACTGACCGCCTGTAGTATCCTGTAATCTTAAATCACCCTGACCGGTTATATCAACTTGAGTAGAAGTTACTGCACCAGTTAGGTCACCGGTAACATCACCCGTTAAATCACCAACAAAAGCTGAAGAAGTAACTGATGACAATCCAGTTAAACTAGAATCTAAATTAACAGTTACTGCACCAGTGCTAGAAGATACACCTATATTTGTACCACCACTAACACTAGAAACTGCAGTACTAACTAATCCTAATACATCCGAAACTAAAACCTTTTTACTCGAATCATCTGTTACATCTTGTATTGCGATGTAATCGCCAGCTACTGGCGTGGCTGAAGATAATTCGGAAACATCTAAACTTAAAGTTGTAGTATTAGCACCAGTATCTATAGTTGCATCTATGCCGTTACCACCAAGCACGCCGGCCATAGCATAATCTCTTAAGAGACCTGCAGTTAGTTTTTCATCAGTTGTAGCTGTAGATAAGTAAAAGAAATCATTAGTAGCGTGTAACGCGGCGCTAGACCGCGCCGTCATATTAGGGACTTTAATTGTCGCCATTCTTAATTCCTATTGGGTTACTATGTAATCTGTTCCAGAACCATCATCTACCGCCGTAACGTAAGTTTTAGCGATAAGACTTTGAAGTTCATAAATAACACTTGAACTAACTTCCCAATCATTCGATGGTGATAAGTAAAAGTTAGCAGTTTTCTTACCGTATCTTCTAATAGAACCACCACCCTGAAGAGCAATACTTTTTATTCTTCCCAATAACCCAGTTAATTGGGCTTCATATAATTGCCAATCAGGTTGTCTATAATGAGCCTTCATAGTGGCTATTGCATGAAGCAATACCAATTGAGGCGGGTTTATACTAGAGTCATCACTATCAGAATCAAATGCTCCTAACGCAGTATTATACTCTAATTTTATATTGCTGACATCGTCTGGCGTTGGCCAAAGTTCTATTTTTGCTGTACCAGCATCATCTAATACATCCCATCTCCATGGTAATCTATTATTAATAACATCTGTTATATTATGCTCTCTTACGCCAATACCTATTTGCATCTCATAAAAACGGCCAGAACCACCCCTATTTACTGAGACAGTTAATGGCTTAGTCAAATCGCAATTTGACGGGGGAGTATAAAGGTTTTGTCCAGCTACAGTACTTAACGAATCATCTATTACATGCGTTAATAGATCTCCAAATTCGTAAAATAACTGCTGCTGAGCGCTGTTTAAAGCAGAATTAAGTATAGCTGCCTGGAGAATAGCCCCAGAACCAGATGAACTAAACCCTAGTCTCTGCGCTAACTCTGTCCTTAGGCTTAACCTTGTTCTTGCTGCCATTTACTTCATTCTCCTTAGAGATTATTTTATTTATAGAAAATTCTATATTCTCTACAAAGTTAGTACCAAAAACAGATTTTAAAGTTTCATTACCGTAGACCTTGATCAACCTCTCGATCTCTTCATCAATACCCTCAACTGTTAGGTAATTACCGGTTTTTTCCTTTATAGCTAAAGCTTCATCACCATACTTAAAAGTATGAATTGGAAGTTCGTGAGCTGGAAAAACTTTACGAAATTTAGAAAACTGATCTTTGGTAAGTTCTGCTTCAATATATGGTACTTGCATAATATTTATCTCCCTTTAGAAAAAAAAAGAACGAGGGGGCCGAAGCCCCCAAGTCCACATTTGTTACGTACCAGCGGTACTCATGATTACACCGTGGCAGTTACAGCGGTTAGCTGTAAGTGAACCACGCCATGTCATGCCCCAGTAGTAGTTGTAACTGGTATGCTCGCGAGGCGGTTTCCTTGCGATCATATCATTACCTTCAATCGGACGTAGCGTCAGATGCTTAGTATTAAGCATGTAACAACGCTGTGCCCAAGGTACAGTCAAACCACCACTAGCACCACTATCAATTGCTTCTGCATCATCGAACACAGGATCCCACATAATCGGAACACCCTGGAAATACAAACCAGTAAATGTGCCCCAATCCTTGATTTCAAGGGATGGATCCATATTCCATGGAGAACCAGAAGAACCAGGCTGAACGGCATAGCGAGACTCTTTAGCATCAGCGGCGATTTCATAAGATTTAATGAAATCAGTACCAGCTAAAATCAAGTCAGGAGCTCCACCATTCTTCTGGCAGGCACGCCACATAACATGCATTGGTGCAAGCAAAGCAGCACCGGCATAACCATTACCATATGATCCGCCACTGGTTACATTGAGACCAGCACCCATATCTATCTGGTTACGCCAAAAAGAACTAGATGCACGATCAATACCACCAACAGTACCCGTATGAGATACACACGGAACGATAAAGTCAAGACCGTTAATCTGTTTGTTTGCAGTTGATGTGCCACCGCCAACGGTGTGAGTTCCATCAAGGTGCAAAGAGAGATCCAAAATCTCTTCGAAACCAAGACGTAGAACTTCCATAGACTCATTGAAAACGTTGGTCAACTGTACAAGACCAGCAGCGCTGGAGTTGCGAGGTGACTGTGAGTCTCCAATAAGAATACCATTACCAATCAGGTAGTCTTCAGAAAACTTGAAACCGTCGTGAGCCGAGTTCCAAGGATAATAAGCCTGACGAACCGTGTCCCGAGAGTTAAAGCTAACAGTTGCAGAAGTGTTAAGTGACGTGTCACCAAACCATTCAAAATTGTTATCATAACCCGTTCGGATCTGCTCAACAATGTTTTCTTTACCGCCACCCCAAGACTTTTTCTTGGCCATTAGAGCTTTTAGCAAAGGACGCTGAACAGCAACCTGGTCGATAGGTTTATTCTTCAAATAATTCTGAAGAGCTACATAACCCAATTGAGTAATGTCGGCAGCAGCTAAGGCTGTCTGTGTTGCCATAGTTTACTCTCCTACCTACTTATTAGGTAATATAAGGTTAAATTGGAACAGGTCGGCTACACGAAAACCGTTACGTGCTACTAGGCGGACGATCTCCTAGATCTTTACGTCCTATCCTGCTACGAGTGCATCCTGTCTAGATGAGCCTGAAGAAACTCCGGTGTTACTTCAGCTGAATCTAAAAATCCAGAACCACTATGTGAACCACTGTTTCCACTGGGAGCTAGGGGCCCAGAATCTTTACTAGCTTTTGGAATTTTACTAGCGGCAGCGGTTATACCTCTAGATAAAATATCATATTCACCTTTCAATTGTTCTAACCATTTCGAAGGCGCCATATTAGAATTAGCTATTTTAGCGCCAACATCCATCATTATTTCTTTCTTAAGAGCATAATCAGGATCTGTATCTACTATTTCTTTTTCCCATTCCTGAATAGATTGATAAGCTTTACTTGACTCATTATTATACCATGTTTGCTGCTCTTGTGATTCGGCTAAAGTTTTATCAAACTCTGATCTAGCCTGTAATCGTGAATTTGTACTTATCCTTTCGGTGGCTAATTTATTAGCCCAATCCTCACTCATGTCTAAATCTTCTACAGCTTTAGATAAATCTTCGAAATCTTTAAATGTTCCATTCTCATTTACCGACGAATTTAAACCTAGTTTTTTAGCAACCTGGTCAGTAAACTGATCCATCGATTTCAAAGCGGTTCTAGCAGAGTCGTAATCCCCAGAATTTAAATTCTTGAATATATCTAATGCCCAATTGAGTTGATCTGGATTGGTTGTACTATCTGATATGTGTTCAAAAACCTGGCCTGCGGGTTTACCTTCTTCAAGTTTGGATTCAGCTTCGTTTGCTCTATCTATCCAGTGTTTGAAACGTTCTTGAGCTTTGGGTTTTAAGTTACCCATAAACTCGTTATCATCTTCAGATAACTCAGCGGTTATGGATAACTCTTCTGATAGCTCTGATAACTCTTTTTCCTCAATCTGAGGTTTCTCTTCCTCCTCAGTTTTAGCAGCTTCGACATCTTCAGCTTGCGCAACCTGCGCTTCCTCGAAGGTGGGGGCTTGATCAATAGCTTCTCCCGTCATTTTCTCTAGTTCTTGAGCAAGAACATCTTGTGTAGAAAGTTCCTCAACTACTTCTGCTTTTTCCTCATCAGCCATATGTTTCTCCCTTTAGCTTGGTTGTCTATATTGATTTCTTTCCCGCTGGTCAACTCTGTTACCAGGGGCATTCTTAACTTCGTTTAATTGCTGAGTAAATTCAGACGGCATCCCGCTTTGTCCACCCTGACCACCTTTATCACCCATCATTAACTGTTGCATTACTTGATTCTGTAATACCTGGGTTTGAATCTGCTCTGGCATTGGCGGCATAAACTGTGATACATCTATTCTCTCATCAAACCTCTTGAACGTTTCTTCCAGTAATTGGACATAGGGATTGAACTGATCTGGGACACCCACATCACGCAAGGATTGTATCATCTGTATGTTCTGCATTATTAATGGCATTAACTCTATCCATCTCATGCGCTCCTCATTCTCATTAGGCATTGCAGTACTGCCGGCCGTAATTTGTATATAGACAGAATCATAAAGCTGTTGCTTGTTCAATATTGGCCAAAAGGCATGTGGTCCTGCAATTTCTATAGCTTTCTGGGGAGGTACCTCCTGTAATAGTAATTGTGCTGAAAACTTGGACATTTCCCTAAGCCAAGCTTCGACTGAATCTATTTTTTCAGAAACTCTTGTTGCTAAACCTTCATTTTGTATTGCCGCTTCAGTTGCTGTCTTGGCCCTCATTATACCACCCCTTTGAGCATCACCAAGACCGCTTATCCATTCTATATCACTTCTGATAGGCGTTGTATCATAAACGTTCATGTTCATTGGCGGGGTTTGAGCCGGTTGAAATACATTATTAACACCAGTTCCACCCGCGTTTATAAGAGCTATATCACCGATAGTTGCGTTAGAGAATGTTTCAATATCTTCGTAATTTATACGACTTGAATCAGCCACATAAAATGGTGCAGACAATTCTCTATGCTTAGACATCTGGGATCTAACTGTATTGTATTCATCCTGAAGGTTCATTAAGAGCTCAACCTCAGATATTGGCCACTCTTGACCATCAATCCAGTTAAGACCTAGAATAAAAAATGGATACCAACGCTCGCCCATTCTGTTAGGGTAAAACGGCTCCTTTATCCATTTACCGCCGCCCTCTGCCCAGGTGCATACCGTTTGTGTTCCTTTATCCCAGTATTCCCAAATAGCTATAGCTAAATTAACATCCTCTTCACCGTCATAACCAGTATAAGTTTTAGTATCCCTGTTTAATCTACCGGGTATTCCATCCTGAGTTCTTCGATAAATAGTAAATTTATCTACCTCTTCTTTGGTCAGATTAAACCTTTCCATACACTCTTTAGGTGTCATCCACGTACAGTTAGCCATCCACTTAGCTTGTTCATAATCTAGCAAACTATCTATGGAGGTATCCATGCGGAAATCTTCCGGTTTAACAAAACCAAGATTCAACCCCTCTCTATGCATGACATCAACTTTAGCCTGGAGACCCATAATGGTTTGTTCTAACTCTTCGATTATTTCGTCTTTATCACCATCGTAATTTCCTTCATCCATCAACATCCCTATATCGGTTTTTATTTTTGCTAAACTTTCTTGAGCATCGTTAAACTGTCTGCTAACCAACGGATCTCTGTAATAATCTCTTTGGTAAGTTACCTTTACAATTCCTATCTTACTCGTCATGCAAGATCTTAAAACCTGTTTTGCAACGCGTTTTAAATCTGCCTTTACAAAACTCTCATTAAGAACCATTTGCAACGTCTGAGCAAACAAATCAGACATTCTATAATCTTGCCCTGTAGGATCAACATACTCCAGAGGTCTTATTTTTATCTCTGGATTTTTAGCGTATATATGCGGAAGTAACCCTTGCAGCGTTGCGTGAATAACATTACCTTTTACTATTCGGCCAGATTCCTGGAGAACCTGTTCACCAACCATGGCCTGAGTGGTTCTGTTTATTCTACCTAATGAATACCTTCTAGCGTGTTCTATTTCTTTATAACGCTTTTTCCATTTAGTATAAGATAAATAAATGTTTTCCTGGTATTTTTTTATTAACCCTTCTGAATCTGGTGCTACATCTGCAGATAAATCAGGATTAGATGTTAAGACACTTAAATCCATTGCGTTTGATCCTCATATAGTGTATCTAAGTTATCTAACCATTCCATTGTAAATCTATCTGGCTTTTTAACTTTAGGTTTAGGTTTAACAGTTTTAGCTCGTCTCATCATTAAACCATACCGCGTAGCGTCATATAAATGGTCTTCAGCAGCTGTATTAATGTCTTCAATCCTTTTAGGATCAGCAGGAAGAGAAGGTACAGTTCTAAGCCAATGTTTACACGACGAAAATACTTTAAGAGAACCGTTAGATAATCTATCAACGATTTCGCCAAGCCCTTGAACTCGTGATCCCGGACCCTTGCTACTGGATTCCCAATGGACGCCGTAGTCCGAGAAAGTGTCCGCCACAGATTTGTGACGTCCATCCCTAATAAAAATAGCCGAATCCGCAACATTGTTTTTAAACTTGATACCGCGGCTTTTTTCTTTTTTCTCAGCCTCCAGTATTTCGATCGCGATTTCTTCGATTGGTGCTTCAGCTCCAACGTTCGGTTTAGAGCACCAATAGCGTTCTCTATAGATGTATACGTTCCCGTCGTAATCCTGCGTAAACCAAACGCAGCCCGCGGGTGACTTAAATCCGTGGTCATATGATTTCCACCTTTTCCATTCTGGTGGGATCTCAAAGGGTTCTACCACATGTTCCCTCGGGTCCCACACGCTCTCAAAAAACGCACCAGGTGCAACGTTCCAATCCCCTTCTAGCCAGGCTTTAACTAACCACTCTGGACCAGAAGCTCTAATTCTATCTATATAACCAGGATCGTTATCCATCAATGGTTTATTATCTTGAATCTTAGATGGAATGAATATTCTATCTTCAGATTCTACATCAATATACCTTTCTTTAACCCAACCATGACCTGGTCCACCTGGGTTAGCCGTAGCTCTAAACAGAACCGGCACGCCAGCAGCAGACCGCATAGTTGCTTGCAGTAAGTCTATAGGTTCAGGGGACGGCCAGTTGCCAAGCTCGTCAAAGCCCAAAAATGTTACAGAGAAACCTTGCAGCTTCATAGCATCCCCATCTTCATCGAGATGCTTTAACTGTAATACAGATCCACTAGGACTTACCCATTTTCGTTCTCCTACTTTCCATTCCCAACCTTCTTGGACAAATATAGATCTGCCAAGTTTTATTAATTCCCCTGTCTCTGGATACGTTCTCCTGAATAACAAACCTTGCGCTTCAGCACCATACTTTTCAGCATGCTTCCTGAAGGCAAGCAGCATTCCCACAGACTTTGAACCGCCGCGAGCGCCACCAAATAATATATGTGGGTGTTCGCTATTTACAAATTTCTTTTGCGGTCCCTCTAATGCTTTCCATTTTGTTTTGTTAGCTTCTATTCTCCGATCTAATTCAGTAGTCAGTATTGCTCTGATTTCCTCTCTAGGAAACCCGTGTACTAATGTATATGATAATGACATATTATGATGCGTAACCAGGAACTACTCCACTAATTGTATCTGTATCTTCTGTATCATCATAAAGTACTAAATCAACAACGTGTTTAGAAAATTCAAATCTATAAATAAAATAAGTAGCTATAGCTTGTGCACTTCCTTGAGTACCTGTTATTAATTGGGGTAATGCTACTCTTATGGCATATATCTCATCTTCTGGTTCATAATCTACACTTTGTATTACACCCCTTAACCAATTCCAAACATAAATAGTACTCTGAGCGGTTCCATCATGTTGAACATCAGCGGTATCAAGCTGCCCCCTAACGCAGCCAGTTAAATTAGTACCTCCGCTGGTTCCAGTATATTTAATTATTTCATTTTCAATTACAACATATCCAGGATCTGCTGTTGAACCAGCAAAACTACCAGCATCGTCTAATGTTATTGTTGTATCGCCAGCTATAAGATCTTCATCTAATTCTGCAGGTACACTAAGAAATATAGTATCTTCAAGCGATTCTCCCCACCAAGAACCACCAACTGTTATTTCTTTAACACCAGTTATAGTACTTCTTTCGCGTAATGTCTCTGATATTGGAGCATGACCACTCCCAGAATCTAAATAACTAGCTACATCACCAATTGACTTATCGTAATCAGTTACCCATATAGATCTTATATTACGAGAAATCGCCATTTAGTATGCTCTAGATCTCCTGCTTCTAGATGGCTTGCGGTTAGCTCCATATAAGCTACCACTAGCATTGCGACCCTTTAAACCTTTAGTACTGGTTCTTACTTGAAGACCTTCCTTTTTAGCTTTCTGAACTTGCGCATCTATGTCACCCTGCGATTGATTATAAGATATGTCACCTACTTTTTTACCTTTCCTGTATAAATCTGGCATATTGTTATCCTCTATATTTAGTGTACTTTTTCTACTTCTACTTCGAAGTCCTTAATCATCTGGATAAGCTCCTCATCAGAAATAGCTCTGACAGCTTCGTTGACATTAACGTTCTGGTCTATAGCTCTCATAGATGGGACACAGCGTTCTACTAGAATCCTTGCAGCCTGCACGTCACCTTTCTTAGCAGCTCCAGCTAGAACCTCAATTACATCAGGTAAATGCTCAGAGATCTGGCTACGTAACTGCGCCATAGTTTTCTGAGATTTACGCGGGCGGCCATTAGGATTGCCGCTTTTACCTTTCTGCCAAGTCATGAATTAACCCAATCATAAAAAGGATGTACAAAACTCGGTTCAGCAAGTTGAGAAACTCGACTAAGAGCCGTATGTGGAGTACCCCATAAAGTCATTTCTTTGGGAGCTTGGAATTCATGATAATCAGATGATACCCCTGGTGACATCAGGCCAACCCACGATGGTATTACACCAGTGGTAGTCGACATTATATCTGGATTTGATGATGGGGTTGTTGTTATATCTTCTATATAACTTTCATACGAAGACGGAACTAGGGTATTACCAGAAAACCATCTTTCTTGATAGGGGGTAAGATTAGTTCCCCAAGCTGCTTCATTCTCTGGCCCAAAAGTGCCGAGATCATACCGCATATCCATACCACCCCAAGGGGTATACGCGTTAAAACCGCCACTAGGAGCTGAATAATGCGGCCCGCCAGGCAACCTCCATCCAGAGCTTCCAGAATACCACCTTTCCGCTTCATAGTCATCACCATAATAGGGGTTATGTATATCGAATGTGGGCGTACCCGTGGGTAAAAGTCCTTTTCTAAAAGAAAGAGTCGCGCCTGCTGGGATATCTTCGTCATCCCAATCGTCGTCGTAACCATCCCACGGATCATCAAAGTCAAAATCTTCATCCCAACCGTCATCTGAACTATCGTCCCCTGACATGGGATCTGGAGTAAAA